TCGTTCGTCGTGACCGTAGTCACCGCGACGTTGGCCAAAGCCTGCCCGCCTGCGGTGTAGCCGGTGCCGGTGGTTGCCTCGGTGCCGGTGGCATCGACTTCAGCGAGCGTCGTGTCAGTCACGTCCGGTGTCAGCGCGCTGTACAGCTTGATCTTGTAAGTATCGCTGCTGCTATTCGCGCCGCTCGCAAACAACTGGGCGGTGTGGTTGAAAAGGGTGATCGTGACGGCCATAGTAGCTGCTCCTATTGCTTCTCAAGACGTAATTCGGAGACGCCTGTTCCGTCGTCCGTAACCTCGCGCACAATATAACCTGTTCCGGTTATAGACAATGATGCGCCCTCAATAGTTGACGAATATGACGATATATCAGTCGAGCGACAGGTGAAGATCGGCACACGCATGATAACAGCGACAGCGCCATCTACCTCTTGCTCTTCTAACGCCTTGTCGAAGATCCCCCGCAATGTGATGGATGACCCGCCGACAGGCGTCAATGTCGCCGCAACAGCGAAATCGTTGACGCTTATCAGCGCCGATAGGTCATCGTCAAACGCTATCGCCATCTTCTTCGATCTCTGGTGCTTTTACGGTCGTGATGGAGCGATCAGCCTTGGGCGGACGACCACGACGCTTCACTTCCTCCGCGTAGCCGCGCGCAATCAGTTTCCGCGCAATCATGTCGGCAAGGTCAACTTCTTCGCCGGCCATAAGATTGCCACCAGTTCCGGTAAAGCACTTTTCGAGGATCTTAACTCTCATGTTATCTCCAGACGGTCAGGGGAGGCAGTTGCCCACCTCCCCCTTGGCTATTAGGCCACCGACACTTCGTTGGTGACCGCGAAGCTCTCGCCGTTCCGAACAGCAACATCGACCTCTTGGAGGACGGTGATGCGCACGGTGCCAGACTTGTCGCCGGCATACGGGTTTACCATGATGGACGGGCTCGAGAACAAGCCGATCATCATCTGCGAGAAGTCGCCGAACACCAAAGCCGACGCGTCGTTGCCGCCGTCACCGGGGTTAAGGTTCGTCGGGATGTTGCTGGTGAACGCAGCGCGGTAACCGTACATCGACGCCCACGGATCGTTCAGCAGCATCACGCTGTCGGTGCCAGACACCTTCGCGGTCGAAGCCAATTTGGCTTTGACTGCTGGGTGCGACAGCCAACCGAGAGCGCCGGGGTTGATGACACCGTTCGCTTGCTCGACAGTCTTCACCAGAGCGACGATGTCGGCCCAGGTCAGGCTGTCAACGTCAGTACCAGCGGAGATGTCAACATCGCCGATGCCGGAGGTGTTCAGCAGGCCAGTCGGCTGACCGCCGGAGCCGGTTCCGTTGATCGCGTAGTATTCCAGGCGATCAGCCATCGACGCCAGCAGGTCGTTGCGAACGATCTGCTCAATCGATGGCACACTTTCAAGCGCCAACAGCCGAGAAATCTCGACAAAGGCACCGAACGTGCGCGGCTGCAAGTTGACAGAGGAGTCGGTCTGGCTTTGATCCGAAACGTCTCCGCCTTCCTCGACGAACGCGGCCTGCGCGCCCGACAGTTTCGGAATGCGGATGCGGTTCGTCAGGCCACCCATATAGGTAGCGCCCAGGCCACCGAGCACCTGACGAGCACGCAGGGCTTCGATGAACAGATCACCGCGCTGGATCGTCGGGACGAAATTGTCAGTGACAGCTTCGCCAGAGATCGCACCAGTCGCCGCGGTCGTCATCACGCCGGAACGCCATGCAAAGTCAGGAACATAGAAGCCCTGGCTTTCCTTGCCGGTGCGGCGCACGATTTCCTCGTGCAGTTCGCGCTCGTAACCAGCGTGCTTCCAGTCACCGCTGACTTGAGCGCGGATCAGGTTGCCGATGGAATAGTTGCGCTGCTCTTTCGGCTTCACATCGTGCGAGAGCGGAGCGACATCGAGGGCTTGACGCTTCTCAATATCACTCAGCAGTTCGCCGCGGAATTGCTCGACAGAGATGCCACGGCCAAGGGCAGCTTCGCCCAGGTCGCGACGGTTGAAACGGGCTGCAAGGTCGAGGATCGCCTTGTCGTTTTCGCGAGCGGCACGGACAGCTTCTGCCTTGGCCACTTCGACATCAACATGGGGTTCCATGTCTTCAGTCCTTTCTTCAGGAGTAGATGTTGAGGTAACAGGCGGATGCGAACGCCCTACGCCGACTTGATCTGACATATCAGCCGGAATTGAGACAATCGACACCTCAAGCGGCTTGGTTTTCACCCGATAGTACTCCTCGGGATCGTCCTCACGCTTTACTCGGCCATGAAGTTCATAGCCGCAACTTATGTTCCGGCGAATTCCGCCGAGAACATCATCGAACACTTCACAAGCGAGCGCGCCCTTTCCAAAGCGCACCATTGCCCGCAGACGACGGGTTGCCTCATCGAGTTCGACGTCCTCTACAACGCCGATTACTTTGGACATGTCGTGATCCAACAGCAACGGCGCGCGACCAGACCGCAGGAACGTCAGGTCCATGCTGTCGGCGCTGTGATCAATAACTTCCAGGCCAAACGACCTGCGAACCGGCTCTTCAGAGCTAACGCCGACCGTGATACGTCGTGCGTCCGCGTCAATACCGGGATTTTCCATCGCAATTGCGCGCTTGACCATGTTCTCGCGATCAAATCGCTGCTCAATCTCGACGACCTCGTCCGAGATTTCTAATGGAATTTCTGCCGCTCTTTCTTCCATAGTCGCCGCCTCAAAAGTAATGGGATCAAAGTCGTGATCCATCAACCATTCTTTCGCCTCTTCCGCAGTCTGGACCGAAGCATCGAAGCGAATGCTCTGTATTTCGCTCTTACCATCTTTGATGCCATAAATAAAGTCGATGCCTTCTCCGCCAGCGTTTGCTTCGCGACGGAAATCATCAAACTGATCAGGATCAGCCAGACGTGCAGCGTGTTCATTCGGGTAAGGGCGAATCTCATCCATCGCTCTGTACTCCTTGACCTTCTCATCAGCAAAGCTCTTGCCTGCGTCCCCGCCCCATAATGCCCATGCAATTCTTCCATTGCTAGGATACCCAGGCTCGCCCGGCGAGAAACCTTCAGCCTTCTTGTCTACCTCATGTCTGGCGAAGAACGAATGCATCCGTTTGATCGTGCTGGGGGACAAAGTTTTGTTATTAACAATGTCGCGTGCGCGTGCAATGCCGACCTCGGTCCCACCGCGCCCGAACTCCTTACGCCAATCAAGGCCACGCTGCGCCTCCTTACGCATACCAGCCGTCGGTTTATGGCCATCCATTATTAGTCCTCCCCAACAATCGGAGCGGCTGCGCTCTTGTCGCCGAATGGCTCATGGGCGAACTTCAGACCATACTGCGCAGCCAGTTCTTTATCCGCTTGCAGCGAGCCCAGAAGTTCTTCCACGTCCTTGCCATAATTCGCCGCGATGTCCGAAAGCGAGATGATACCATTCGTGAGAGCCGTGACATTCGCGTTGATCTCCTTCTGCGGATCGACCCAAGCGTAGCCTCTGCCGCGCCAGATGACGTTCTCGCTGAACTTGTAAAACTTGTTCGCGGGGATCGGGAAGTTGTCGAACGACAACAGTGTTTCTAACCACTGCGAATAAATGGGAGCGCACATGTGATCAATCATAAATGATTGCAACATCCGGTAATAATCCCGGTCTTCGATGGTTCCCTGCCGGATGGAAGAATAGCTGACACCCTCCAGGTTCTGGCTGAGGCTGGTGTAGCTGACGTTCAGACCAGCAGCGATGCCTCTGAGGATCGCAGATTCGAAATCAGCGTATGCTGTAACAGGATGGGTCGGGTCGATGAGCTTCAGGTCGTGTCCCGCCGGCAGCTGATACATGGCCCCTGGGTTCATATCGATGATCGGAACGTCATCGACTTCATCATCTCCGGCGAATTCATCGCCGCCCGGCGTCGTAATGACGCCGAACTTGGCCGCAGCCGATCTGGCCGCAATCAACTCGGCCTCGCGATAACCGTGCAGCATCTTCAGCGACGCAATGGCAGATGCCATAAACGGCTCGCCTCGCGTCTGGAATGGCCGCGACGGCATATAGATGTGCAGGATCTCGTCCGCTGGCACACGAATATGCTTTCGCGCACTACTGAAGCGAGCGTTGAGCGAGTCGCCAGGATGGGCCGTCAGAACATAATATGCGACAGCCTTCTGGTTGCGATCAACCTCGACGCCCATCCTGATCTGATTGCCGTTTTCGGCAGTGCCGGTCTTGTCGTGATCAATCAGATCACTCTCTAGAAATTGGATGGCAAAGTTGTTGTAGTAGCGCGCGCCACGCACAAGCCTGATAAAGACTTCGCCGTCGCGCGCCAACGTCTCAACTGCATGACGCTGACAATCAACCCAACCCATCCGGCCGCCTACTTCGGCGCGGCCCAGCCGACCCCACTGTTTCCAAGCGGTCTCGATAATATCGTTCCCACTGACATCGATGCTTCCATCTTGATTTCTCGCGCGGACCTGCAACGTGAACCCGCGTTCGCCGACGACGTTTGTCTTCATCAGTGTTAGAAAGCGTTTCGCATACTCGTTGTTTCGCGCCAAGTCTCGGCAGCGATTGCGCAGCAGCGGCAAGGCTTGGTTTAGATCGCCATCCGCCGTGAACATCGAGCCAGGAAAGTCCGCAAACAGTCGCCCTTGGTTCGCCCCGCCATAGTTCCGGCGCTGCATACGACGCTGTGGCTGCGGCTCCATATCTGGCGAGCGGCGAAAGAAATCTAGAAGCCCCATCATACAAACCTCGCCAAAATGGTTGCTCGGCCCTTTTTGCCACGTTTAATGTCCATTTTTCGACGATGAGCCGTAACCTCCTGCCGATAGGCATCACGCCACTTCATCAACTCTTCTGGCGTCATCTTGGTCAAAGACCGGCCAGCGATAGCATAGCTATTAATATCGCCGTCAGCACGGTTCTCCAAGACTGACTCAATCTTGTTGAGCATGATCTCGGCGTGAGTGCGCGGATCGGACTGGTTCTCATCAAGATCGACAACAGCGGTAAACTCGCCTCGGTCAACAACAAGGCGATTGCCGGTCGAAGTCTGAGTGATCTCAAGTTGCCAATGATAGCGCCCCGGCGAGAACGCAGCGCTGGTATCGCTATCGACCTCAAACCAATAGTATGTGCTTCGCTCAGTCGCCGAAAACTTGATTTCGTTCGAGCCGCCGCCGGTGATCCTGGCTACATACTCGGCGCTGTAGCTTGCGGTCGGGTAATCAGCGACAAGGTCGGACCGCTTCCAGGAAATATAATCGCCGACCACGATCTCTGTCGGCTCGCCCTCCGGCGCGTTTGCTTCGTCGAATAAGTTGGCCATCAAGCGTACCCCGTCACGAAGTTCCTGCGCGGTGAAATCTTAGTTTTGCGCCGGTTAGTCGCATTGGGGTTGTGTACTATATTTTGCATGTTTTTGTAAAGCGCGTCCAAGTTTATGTTGACGATGGCCAAGGCCGCGATTGCGTAGACCCGGCAGTCAAGCGCCTCGTTGCGCGCCCTGACCTTAACCCATTCCAGTTTTGGCCTTCCCTTGTAATACTTCGTCACTCGCCTTTCCGCCGTTAGCATCCTGTAATATTCTGCATCGCGATCCGCCGGGAAATGGCAGTAACCGGGTCCATCGGCCTCGATCTTCAGTCGCGCATACACCAACTCTTTACAGGTGTTGACGCCAACGCTGAACAGGTTGATGCGACCAATGTTGTTGCGGCTTGGCCTTGAGACGATTGGCCGACCATCGCCGCCGACACCTTTGATGGCGAATATGCGCTTACCCGTCTGCTGCTTGACAAACTCATACGTCTGCTGAGTGTAATGACCGCCAGTGTCGATGGCGATGCCGCGCGGAACCATGTCGCCCGCAATAGGATGAGCCCATGTTTTGCCAAGGGCGATAGCTAGGTCGTTCCACAACTGCTTGGTCGATGGATCGCCAAATATGGTTTCATACGCGAGTGAATAACTTTTCT